TTGATACTGCTTTCCTCATTAGATGAATTTTTAATAATTATAGATGTAAAACCTCTTTTTTCATAAAGATATGCTAAAGTTTCTTGTGAAGCTTCGTCCCAAGACACCATACCAAAATTTGATATTGAAGTTCTTAGCCCTTTATATTCTTCTTTTATTGTATATTTTGACATATTTATATATTTTTTTAAGTACGAAGGTAAAGATAATATATTTATTTCTTCACAATCACACATTTTAAAAAGATATGAGCAGGGAGCTTTTGAAAACCCCCTGCTTTATCTATAATTATTAAGATGTAGTCGCTGTTACGTCTCCTGCTACAACTGTAATTGCTCCTGTATACTCAAGAGGCAATTCAAATTGTCTAGCAGTTAAAGTAACTGTAACTCCATTATCGTCTGCATAAGCAGCACCACTACCACCCTCAACACTTGTTAGGTTAGCATAAGTTTGATTTCTAGTCCAAGGTGTTGAACCTTGTGCTTGATTAGCATACTTATAACTCCAACCTACAACAAGCATTTTTCCTGAATTTAGCTCTACTAGAGCTACAGGACAAGTGCTTTCCAAATTTGCTAATTCGTGAAATCTTGCACCGTCAACATTAGGAATGTAAAAAGATAAAGCACACTCATACGAAGTGCTTCCTCCTTCTTTTGCTCCTGTTATTGTAAGAGAGGCAGTTTCATTCTTAAACTCAAATCTAGCCCAAGGGTTAGTTACTGTTAAGCCTGTTAAGCTATGTGTAGCATTAAGCGTAGTTGGCGCAACTGTTGCAACATTAGATAAATCTGTTAAAAGAATTTGTCTAATACCGCCTACTGCGTTCATATCCGCACAAGCTACTAATAATCCTGAATCTATTGCCATTTTATTCTATTTTTTAAAGTTAATATTATGTTATACTATTAATGCTCCTCCTGTTACTAAAGAATTCCAACCGAATTGGTATCCCATTGTAAAGTTAGAACGGATATACATATTATCAGAAACTTCATCATAGAACATTTTTAGCTGTGTATCAGGGTCGTTTACGTTAGAACCAATCATTAAATTGTCTTTTGCAGCGTAAATAACACCATTTTTAATATCAGCAGCACCACCTGTAACACCTGCGCAGTTAAATAATGCAGGGTTAAGAGCTGTTAAAGCTGTATCCCACTCATACATAGGAACTAATTCTACACCTCTAAATCTTAGTCTAGCGTAGTTTACTCCTGTTTGAGCTTCTGAATGTCCGTAGTCTACTGCTCCTGCTACTGCAACTGCTGTTAAAGCACCATAGTAAGCGTTGTATAGGTTAGGTGTTACAAACATTCTCTTTTCTGATGCTGGAATTTGCTGTAATTCAGCAGGCGCACCATCAAAGATAGTAGTTAATAAAGTTACTGCATCTGCTGTAGCTATAGTACCTCCAACTGCCTCAGTATTAGCTTTGCTTGTAGAAGCTGCTGTTACCTCAACCATTTGCGTACCATTAATTGCATTTGCTGCAGATAATGATTTCCATAGACCATCAGCCCACTTGTAAGAACAAGTTGCTCCTGAAGCACCAACTGATGAATCTCCTGCCCACATATTTCTTACAACATCTGATTGGATACCGTGTCTTACTCTGTTTAAAATCACATCTGCTAATTGTGTTCCTGTTAAGTCAGGCATATTGATACCTGCTTTGTAAGACTCAACGATAAATTGGTCTTTGAACTCGTCCCAACATTGTACTTGTTTAACCGATACATTTTGTACTGTAATTACTTTTGGAGCAATAGTAAATCCTGCAGGGTCACAAGTATTAGTTGAAGAACAACCTGTGTTTAACGCTGTAATACCTTGTAATTTAGGTGCTAGCATTAAGTTTTGTTTATATTTTACATTAGGGTAAACCGTGTAGTTACGCATAATATCATCAGAACGAAACATTGGTTCTAATAAAATCTTTGAAGCATAAGTTCCTTGGTAATTTGCCCCTAAACCGTCTAAAGCTATATTTGCCATTTTTTATATTATTTATTAATTTATACTTATTTTAATTTTTCTGCTAATGCAGAGAAGAACTTATTCTCTTTGTCCTCCACTTTGTTTTCAATAACTACAGGGTCACCATCAGTTGATAGTTCAGTCCCTTTAGCATCTGCTTTACTTAATAAAGCATTTAGTCTTTCTACTTCTTGAGTCAGAGTTTCTTTTTCTCCTTCTAAATCAGTAACAAAACTATTAAGCTCAGTAACTTTAGCTTCAAATCCTGAAAGTTTCTCAGAAACTTCTTTTTCATCAGCCATCATCACCTCTACCTCTTTAACGTCAGAAGCCTCAGACTCATCACTAACTTTTACTTTAGCAATAATTTCTTCAACTTTAGCGTTAAACCAATTTTTCAATTCTTCGGTCATTTTTTTACTTTTTAAATTAACACTTAGTTTATTTTGAATTTCCTTGTCTGTAATATTTTTAAACTTAGAAACGTCATATTTAGCCGCTACTTTTATAGCGTCAGAGATAGAGTCAATGAATCCTAAATTATAAGCTTCGTCAGCAGATAACCAAGTTTCCTCGTCCATCATTTCTTTCACCCTATTATAAGGGAGATTAGTCTTTTTAGTATATATGTCAGCAATTTCACCGCTAATCTTATCTAGTAAAGCAGCAGTTTTTCTAATTTCTGTAGCCTCACCCATAGCACCACCCCAAGCATTGTGTATCATAAATAGTGAATTTTCAGCCATAATAACTTCATCACCTGCTAATGCAATAACACTACCCATACTTGCAGCTATACCTTCTATATATACTGTTGTTTTTGCTGTTCTTTTTTTAAGAACATTGTAGATTGCCATACCTTCAAACACATCACCACCTACACAGTTGATGTGTAAGCTCATTGGTGTATCTTTGTATGACTTAATTTCTTCTATGAAACTTTGTGCTGTTAAACCAAAAGTTCCTATTTCGTCAAAAATGTAAACGTCTGCTGAACCGCTAGACGCTTCTGCTTTAATGTTATACCAATTTTTATTCATAAATGCAAAACTATTTTTAAGTTTTCAAAAAGTTGCGCAGTTTTAGGAAAAAAATTTAGTATGTAATGTTTTCAGATGCAGCTTGCTTCTTTCTTTCTTTGTATACTATGCTTTGTGCTTGCCTTTCGCTAATGTTATATTTAATAGATAAATCCATAAAAGTATATGTTCTGTTACCTTCATTAGCACTTAACATACAATCAAAATCATATATAATCATATAATTTCTTAACCTTTTTGGTTCTACAATGCCTTTCTCAATTAAGTGTCTTAATATATCTTTTGTGGTTGGTTCGTGCCACCTTTTTACAATTTCTTTTTCTGCTAAATCTATGTAATCGTATACTATGTTAACTTTATTTTGTCTTGACGCCATATTAATTATTAGATTGCCAAAACTTGTTTACATCTTCCCAAAAAATTGTTACTGCTTCTCTACAGCCTATGCAGCCCATTCTTTGTTTTATTTGCGGAAAATGTCTATGCCACTCTTTAAATAAAAAAGTTAAACCTTCAGGGTGATATTTACCAACTGTATCCATATAATTCCTGTTAATTTTTACAGCTTCTATAATTTCTTGTTTTTTATCTTCGTCTATTTTATTAGCTATAGCTTCAACACTCATATTATAATTTTTAGTTTACTCTTGCCATTTATGTAAAGGACATTCTCCTTTATATCTTTTTGTTAAAGATGCTTTTGCATCTAAAAAACAAGTACACTTAGCACATCTTGCTCCTTTATCCCACTTTGGATATCTTAACATTAAGAAGTTTCTATAAAAATCGCACTTTTTGCACGTATCTAATCTATCTTGCTTTACTTTTTTACTAACAAACATATGTTTATATTTTAAAATGTGGCTTCCGCCTCTATTAAACCTACGGTATTTTGGCTGTTTGTTATATCAGCCTCAACCACTACTACTCTATTACTTTGCCCTATTGCTCCCATCATATTTTGCTGACCAACTGCATTAAATTGTGATTGTGCAAAAGATGGTAAGTTCATTAAACCACCATCAGCAAACTTTACTCCTCCTCCTGCTGAATTTATAGCTGATAATTGATTTTTAAACATAGCTGTACTACGTTTATTAATTACAGCTTCTCCTCCTTCTAACTCTACTACTCTACCTCCTACTGCAAACTTCTCACCGCCTTGTGCGTGTGATTTACCGTGTACCATTCCTCCATTTGCAAATTCTTCTATCATACCACCATTAGCAAATTTTTGCGATGCTATAACTGCAATTTGTGCTGCTGTCATAGCTGCTATAAATGGTGAAAAAGCAAAAGTAAGTATACCTGTTTGTGAAGCAACTTTTGTCATAGCTAATGCTCCATTTACAATAGCTTGTGCTATATCTAATCTTTTCTTTCTTTCAAACGCTTTCTTTTGTACTTGTTCTAATTGTGCTTCATATTGTGCTTCAGTAATAAGACCTGCTTCTTTTCTTTCTTCTAATATCTTA